CCGTGGGACACCAGATGCTTAGGCAGAACCACGAGGGATCTGCCCAATGTAGAGATTAGCAGCGGTAATCGTTGTGAGCTCACCCGTATTGTCAAAAGATACAACACCCGGGGCGCGCACGATGATATGGAACAATGCCGTTGCTACCTCATTAGTGGCATTTTGGACGAACCAAATTGGGAACACATCCACAGTTAAATCCAGGCGGTTACACATGATGTCGTTAATACCGACACCAACGTAATTAACAGTAAACCAATACTCGCCTGGTTGCTTACATAGCAAAGAAGAGGCTCCGTTCATGGTGAAGCCAACCGTGTTCTTCCCTTCATGGACAACACCATCACCGAATGGGTTGTCATCACTCATGGTACCATTGCCAAGGATGTGACCACCTGCGACACCGTTAGCGGCAGCGTTCTCGAAGACCGGAGTCATCAAGAGTACTGAGTATTCAACATACAACTCACCGCATAACTGGTCGTTGGGGCAGCCTTGGGTTATCGCAAAGAAATTCCCGATATCATAAGTCTTGATATCAGTCCCGTTGGGCTGTGCCCCAACCCGGACGTAATTCGACTTAGACTTCTTCAAGTCTTCAGCCAAAGACCGGTGCGAGCACTTGGCCCAAGGTGGAGACCGCACTGTGCTGCGGTAAGACAACGCCTGAGTCTTATCCGCAGGGGGTTCATCCTGTGCGTCATAATCTACCGTTAAGACAACGGTACCAGCGATATTAGTGGAGGCTTCAGTCTCGTAAAGGATATCCAACTTGCCGAACTGGTAAGATTCGTAATTGGCAGCGATCTTACTTAGCCAAGGAAACATCACATCCTGGCCAGGGTTTATCGCATAACTATCAACTCGATAGGATCCATCTCCAGAAGCCTTCAGATCCGCAAAGTATTCACGATGAACTATAGCGCACTCCCCGTTGGGGCGCGTAACGATTTGCGGTCGTTGGGTTCGCCTGACTCTCGCCAAAGCCACAGGGGCCACAACACTACGACTATCTTTCAAGTCGTACATGGCCGGACTGCGCACCAAGCGATTGGGGCCGGAACGTCGGCCACGTGACCTTCTTGATGATCTGGCGGGACGGGGCTGTCCCCGTCTACTCCTAATTCTTTTCACTTCAGACATAGCTTACACACAAATAACTAACAAACAAGAGTCGAAACTCGATAGCGGGCCGCATGCCAGCCCGCTGCTATGCCTGAGTGACAAGAAGCGCCTAATGGCGCACCGCCACCCACTTCTTGGGTGGCTTCCTAGGCCTAGCCAGCTCTGGTGCATTCTCTGGGGGATCGCCCTCAGAAACGCGGATAAATGGCACCATCACTGGCCTAGGCTCTAGACGCTGAGTAGGAAGCTCAACTCGAGGGGGAGGGGGTGTCACTGGTTTATGTTCATGCGGGACACTAGCTTCAGCGGGTAACAATACTTTTCGCTCTACCCAACTCCCTTCAACCCTCTTTCTCCTTTCACATTCGGCGGCAGTCTCTTTCTGCCGCCTCTCCTTCCCCTGTTTCTTTATTTTCTTGTTATCCCTAGGGGCCTCGGGCACCAATGGTTGTCCGGCGGGTAAAATGTTTTCGTCAACTACAACCGGAACCTTTGATTCAGCCTCTGGAACCAAGCTAAACATGGGGGGAGCCAACAATTGTTCAATTGTCGTGCTACGATTAACCCATTCCCGGAAAGACTTCACATCAAAATGTGGCAAAGATGTATGTACATAGTGGTCTACCCAGGAGCCAGGGTCATTGGGATATTGATCCTTAATGTCAACTTGTGACAACCAATGACGCATGGGCATCGTGCACGCCTCCTCAACCAACGGTTTGCCGTAAACATGTGACACGCGCGTGCAGTACTCGCCCAGGATAGGAGTTTTGGCATCGGTTAACAAATAACTCCTAACCTTCTCAAGTAACTTGGTCGTTGCAGTAACGTTATCAGGAAGAACGACTGTTACATGAAATTTAGACAATTGCCTAGGCAAGTCACACACGCTATTAAGGTCCCCAAACCAAATGTTCGGGGAATACACCCGAGCCAAGAACTTTATTCCAAGCTCTCCGGACTTTACCAACTCGACGGTTAGCTTCTGTCCGATTCGCTC